ACTCCGTGAAAAATATGGTTACGTTGCATAATGTTTTTTAAAAAATTGAGTCTTGTTACTGGTGGGTTTGATCCCATACATAGTGGACATGTATCATACTTTGAGAGAGCAAAGGATCTTTCTGGTTATCTTGTCGTTGGTATTAATACTGAAGAATGGTTAACTAAAAAGAAAGGTCAATACTTTCAATCTTGGGTTGAACGTGCTGAGATTATTAGACATTTAGATATGGTTGATGCAGTTATTACTGTTCCAGATGATGATGAAGGTTCTGCTTGTGGTGCTCTTGCTAAGTGCCTAGAAATTTCAGAGAAAGTTATTTTTTGTAATGGTGGTGATAGAGTACAAAGTAATATTCCAGAAATGGAAGGATTTATTGATAATCCTAGAGTAGAGTTTAAGTTTGGAATAGGTGGTGAAGATAAAGCAAATAGTAGTTCTTGGATACTCGAAAATTATTTTAATCGTCAACGTAAACTTTTAGGAATATGAAACTAACTCAAGAAGTTATTGATAAAATCCAAGAAGCAATGCTTCATACCAAAATGAATGGTGATGTAAATTGGAAAGATGGGGATGAGATTGATGTGTGTCTTGGTGGTACATTTGCAGGAGATAAATTTATTTCAATAATCAATAGAACTCGTAGCAATACTACTAAAGTATGATAAAATGGTGGAGGATATGGAAATATGCGTTGGGTAGTTTCGCTGACGAAAAGACTAAACGATACGACAATTACATTGTTCTGGTACGTTCTATTATTTTCTTTTCTTATCTCATTACTAACTGTTTTATTATTGGTGGAGTAATCCGTCATTGGTGATTTATGAACATCTTTGTTACTAGTCCTTGTCCACATGAGTCTGCAAAAGTATTGCCTGACAAACATGTGGTCAAGATGCCTCTAGAGACATGTCAAATGCTCTCTATTGTCTTTTCTCATTGGTATTATGATTGGGGTGATGATTTAGTCAAGAAGAAAGATAAAACCCCATACTCGGTCAAGAAGGGTGCATTCAGGAATCATCCTTGTACTAAGTGGGCAGCAGATAGTATATACAATACTGCATGGTTAATTCAACATGGATGTGCTCTATCTCAAGAGTATTCATATCGTTATGGTAAGATTCATGGGTGTGGTAATGCATTGTTTGAAGCAAAGAAAACATTTCATAGATTTGCAGGAGAAGTGATCGTATGTTATAATATGGTCGAGTCCTTTACTCGTGCAATGCCTGATGAGTACAAACTTGACACAAGCATTGACACTTTTACTGCTTACCAAAATTACATTGGCAGCAAACCTTGGGTTGCATCTAATTATCTTCGTGACCCATCCAGAAAACCAAATTGGTTATGATTAATGAGTGATTTTATATGGGTTGAAAAATACAGACCCAAAACAATTGAAGAATGTATTCTCCCAGAGAATATAAAGAAAACCTTTAGAGACTTTCTAAATACAGGTGAGATACCGAATATGCTTCTTGCTGGCCCTCCTGGTGTTGGTAAGACTACGGTAGCAAAAGCACTATGTAACGAATTGGGAGTAGACTTTTATGTCATCAACGGATCCGATGAGGGAAGATTCCTCGACACAGTACGAAACAACGCAAAAAACTTTGCATCTACTGTATCGTTGTCTTCGGAGGCGAAGCACAAGGTCATCATCATTGACGAGGCAGATAACACAACATCGGATGTACAACTCTTACTTAGAGCTTCTATTGAAGAATTCTCAAATAATTGTAGATTCATTTTCACGTGCAACTACAAAAACAAAATAATTGAACCTTTACATTCAAGATGTGCAGTTATCGATTTTTCTATTACTAAGAAGGATAAACCAGTAATTGCTGCTGCCTTCTTTAAGAGACTTAATGATATTTTAGATACTGAAAGAATTAATTTTGACAAGAAGGTATTAGTAGAATTAGTAAATAAACATTTTCCAGATTGGAGAAGGATCTTAAATGAATGTCAGAGATATTCTGTGGGTGGAGAAATAGATAGTGGAATATTAGCAGCCTTTTCTGATGTAGCAGTCAATGATCTCATTAAAAATCTCAAAACGAAAAACTTCCCTGAAGTTCGTAAGTGGGTCAACAATAATATGGACAATGATACTTCTGTCTTATTCCGTAGGATTTATGATAGTCTTTACGAATCTTTGGTTCCGAATACTATACCTGCTGCTGTTCTTGTTATTGCTAAGTATCAATATCAAATGGCATTCGTCGCTGATCAAGAGATAAATATGTTAGCCTGTCTCACCGAAATAATGGTGGAATGTGAATTCAAATGAATATGCAAGATAAAATTAAACAAGCTGAAGAACGAATTGAAGAGTTAAAACTCTTGATTGAACATTGGAAAAAACAATTGGAGGATAAAAAATGATTTTAGTTTTTATTATTGTAGGGTTGTTATTCTTTATTATGGGATATGGTTTGTATCTCACAATAGGACCAGGTAAGGTGGATTTACGTGATCCTATTGACGAACATGCTAAAATGCATGAACTAGGTATTGCACATGGTCATGGTGGAAACAAAGATGCATATGTAATGTCTGGTAAACTTGAACATAAACATGATGAGGATTAATTATGAGTACTCCAATACCTGAATGGGGAATTAAAAAACAAAAACAAAGAAACCAAGTTAAATCTAGATTTTATTATATTTTCTGGGGACTTGCTACAGCATCAGTATTTGCTGGTCAATTATATGTTGGATCTGGATATCGTCAGATGTCAAGATCTTTTGATCGTATCATGGATTCTATAGTTCTTGAATTAGAAAGATCTTATGATAGACAAAATTTTTATAAATGCGTCCAGAAACTAGAGAAGCAATGGAGATGTTGTTTTCAGCAAAATGGAACTTGCCGAAAGCAGCAAAACATTGTAGACTATCACGTAAGGAAATGATGATTACCTTTAGTGAGTATTGTGCTTTGCATGAACCAACCTACAATAAGTTTGAAACCGAACTTCAATTAGAATTAGATTATGAGTAAAAAGGGTCTAAAAACTCCACTTAGATATCCTGGTGGTAAATCTCGTGCATGTACTAAGATGGGTCAGTTTTTTCCAGATCTTAGGGAATATGTTGAATATCGTGAACCATTTTTAGGTGGTGGAAGTGTTGCTATACACGTTAGTAAGTTATATCCTCATTTAAAAATTTTCGTAAATGATCTTTATGAACCTTTGATGAATTTCTGGAGTAATCTTCAGATGTTTGGTGATGAATTATATACTGAATTAAAGAATCTTAAAATTACTAATTGCAATCAGGATTCTGCAAGATGTTTGTTTGCAGAGATGAAAGATGTTATTAATGATAAAACTAAGACTGATCTTGAAAGAGCAGTTGCTTTTTATGTTGTAAACAAATGTAGTTTCTCTGGTCTTACTGAGTCATCTTCTTTCTCAGCACAAGCAAGTGATTCTAACTTTTCTATGAGAGGAATTGAAAAGTTACCTGAATATTCAGAGATAATTTCTCATTGGCATATTAATTCATATTCTTATGAGTATTGTTTCCGAACAGATGTTCATGATGGATTGTTTATGTACTTAGATCCTCCATATGATATTAAGGATAATCTTTATGGAAAGAAGGGAGCAATGCATAAAAGTTTTGATCACGACAAATTTGCTGCTGATTGTGATGAGTATAGTAATATAAAAATGCTAATTAGTTATAATTCTGATCAGTTGGTCAAAGATAGATTTAAAAATTGGAATGCTGGTGAGTTTGATTTAACTTATACTATGCGTTCAGTTGGAGAATATATGAGAGATCAACAGGAAAGAAAAGAGTTACTATTATTCAATTATAAACTATCGGAGGTTACTATTGATGGATGAGGAACAGTATGTTAATGATTTATATGAAGATATGGATCGTCTTAATGCTTTATATGAAGAACTAATGTGGCCTCATGATGTAGAACTTGAGTTTTCTGCTGATTATGAGAATAATCGAATCATTATCTCATTAAAAGATGAAAAACAAAAACGACCTGCTTTATGACTCTTAAAGATCATATGGGTCCTAAAAAGGGTTGGGATGATGCTAAGTGGTTACAACATTCTCATATGATGGTTCATTCTCCTTGGATTGATGATGAGGAGAGGGACTATTGGAGATATAAAATTAAAGAACTTACAAAATGAAAACTCCAGAAGATTATTTTTTTATTGGTTTGATATTACTTGAAGAGTTTGTTAAGAGGATATTGATTTCTCCTATCAAACTTCTTACAATGTATGACTATTGGAGTCATAATAGAGCAGTAGACAAGGCTGCTAAAGAAGCAGAAGAAAATCCCCCTACATTACCATGACTGAATTGAAAGATTGGTTGAACTCAATCAACCAAACAAAAAAGAATATTATTGATGAAGATCCTTCATTAGAAAAGGAGTACAATCCTTACATTATAAATCGCATTTATTCTGGACATCTTGATTCTGTAATGTTTGCAAATGAGATGAATAGGTATTCGTTCCTACCAAAAAAGATTCAATATGATTTTTATCTAAATAGTTTACGATCTAAGAAGAGATTCTCTCCTTGGCTTCGCAAAGATAAAATCAAAGATCTTGATTATGTAAAACGTTACTATGGGTATAGTAATGAGAAGGCACAACAGTCTTTGAAAATCCTAACAAATGAACAACTTAATTTTATAAAATCGAAATTTGAAACTGGAGGAACAAAATGACTGTGCTTAAAGAGCCTGAGGTGAAGTGGTCGCCTGATCAGATGGTAGAAGTAACTCTGAATGAACCAGATGACTTCTTAAAGGTAAGAGAAACTCTCACAAGAATTGGTGTAGCATCAAGAAAAGAGAAGAAGATATATCAAAGTTGTCATATACTACATAAGCAAGGAAGGTATTTCCTTGTTCATTTTAAAGAATTATTTGCCTTAGATGGAAAACACGCTAACCTTACTTCTAACGACGTTCAGCGTAGGAACCGTATTGCTCAGTTGCTTGCTGATTGGGGATTGGTTGGTGTTGTAAATCTTGATAAGATACAAGACATTGCTCCACTTAATCAGATAAAGGTTTTATCTTATAAGGATAAAGGAGATTGGATATTAGAGACGAAATATAATATTGGTGCAAAGAAAAAGAAAGTAGAGGAAGAGAGTTGACACTCTCTTTTTTTATGCTATAATATATTTGTTGAATCGACGGGTTCAACGGGGAGTGACTGA